ATATATTGCAAATCAATATTTAAATCAAGCTAGTCAATTATATGTTACTAGAGTATTAGGATTATGTGGTTATGATGCTGGTCGTACATGGGGGTTAACTGTTAAATGTGGTTATGATGCTACAACGGTAGGTCCAACAATTACAGCTGGTACATATAGTACATTATTTACATTTACAGCTGATTCTCAAAACACTATTACTAATTTTATTTCTAATGATTCTTTATTACAGACATTATGGAATAATAATTTAATCAATAATCAATTTAATAATCTTCCAGGTTCATTATCAGCCGCAACCGATAGTAATTATACTGGTGGTTCACTAAATCAAATATTTGCTAATGTATATCCTTTAGGTTCATCATTCACTGGTTTAAGTGTTACTAATTATTATTTGAATAGTTATGTTTATGATTCAGTTAATGATATATATTTTGGAACTACAAGTGGTGTAACTACTTATTATTCAGCATCAACATATGACTCTGTGCGTGACCAAATAGTTGTTTTATTAAAAAGTAGAGCTGCTTATGATGGTGATGAAAATTTAACTTTTAGAGTTGGTGGTGTTTCTACATCACTTTCTTTTGATACAACAGTTTCAGCCGCTACTAACAATATTTACGGTAATTTTAAATTAGATTGGACTGATTCAAATGGTAATTCAAATTCATTATTACTTAATCTTGATAGGACTAGTCCTAATTATATTGGTACTATTTTAGATAAAAATAATACTCAGATACCTATTCCTCCAATTTATGTCGATGAAATTTATGATAATAATATAAGGAATTTATATAATGCTGGTCAAATAAGTGGTTTAAATTTATCATTAGTAGATTATTCAGATAAATTTTCTAATTATAAAGATAAATTTAAACCTTCAGTAACACCATGGGTGGTGTCTCAGATAAAAGGTTCTAATATTAGTAAACTATTCAGATTTTGGTCTGTAGGTGATGGTGATTATTCTTCAAATTTATTTAAGGTTACTATATCTAATATTATGTTACCTGATAGTACAAATACATTATATGATGTTAACTTTCCTGATTTATATAATGATTACAAATTTGATGTAACTATTAGATATATAGATAATCTAGATGGTGGTTTTCAAGGGATTCCTGATGAAGTATTTACAATGTGTTCTATGAATCCAAAATCTGCTAATTATATTGGTAAGATGATAGGTACTAGAAACGGTGATTATGTATCAAGGTCAAAATATGTATTAGTTGAAATTAATGAAGATGACGAGACTACATTAAGAAGTTTCCCAGCTGGGTTTTTAGGTTATCCACTTATTAATTATGAAGATACTCAAAGTGGTGTAGCTACGGTTCCTCAACAATTTTATAAAAAACAATACGAAGTTACTGATAACGTTAACGTAACTTATTTAGGTTTAAGTGACGCATTCGGATATGATAAAAGTCTATTCAAATATAATGGTATACCTAATGACGCTGCAATCCTAGAATGGTCTGGTATGACTAAAGGATATCATATGGATATAAATGCGACTGGTTCAACAGTTGATGATGTAGATTACACAGCACATAATTATGAGTTTGAGGTAGGTAATTCAATTTTTACTGATGTAATATCGTCAATTGCTACTCCATATGAATTTTTGAATTCTCGTAAATTTACATTAATGCCTTATGGTGGTTTTGATGGATGGGATATGCATAGACAAGGTAGAACTAATTCAAACTATTTTAAAATAACTGGTAGAAATGGTATTTTAGGTGAAATAAAAGATAATTTTAATAAAATTTCATTAACTAATAAATCAACTGGTTTAAATTCTGATTACTATGCGTTTTTAGAAGGTGTATGGACATTTAAAAATACTGACTACATTGACATCAATTTATTTGCAACACCAGGTTTAGATGTGATTAACCATAACGATTTAATTGAAGAAACAATTGATTTAATTGAATACATAAGAGCCGATTCTTTATATATAATTACAACACCAGATGTTAATGCATCTGAAGATAAATTGTTGGTTGAAGATATCGTTGACTTTACTGATGGAATATATAACTCATCATATGTCGCAACATATTGGCCATGGGTTCAAGTAAATGACTCTACTCCATGGTTACCACCAACTGGAGTTGTAATTGCTAGTATTGCTAGAAATGATAAGGCTCCAGGTGGTCAGTTGTGGTTTGCTGCTGCTGGTGTAAATAGAGGTGCTATTAGTGTTTATGATATAAGAAGAAATGAGATTGGTGACCTATTAAGTAAACCAGAAGTAGATTATTTATATAATAATAGAATAAACCCATTAATATATGTTAATTTACAAGACTATGAAGGTTATAAGATATGGGGTAATAAAACATTATTAATCGATAATAAATTAACTAATAGAATACATGTTAGACGTTTATTATTAGAAGCTAGATATGTTATCAGACAAGTTTGTAAAAAATATTTGTTTGAACAAAATGATATGAAAACTCAGAGAGCACTTGAAAATGCTATTAATCCATTATTAGCTAATATAAAAGATGGTCGTGGTATATCACAATTTAAATTACAATTTGATAGAGACCCAAATAAAATAGATAGTGGTCAACTTGATGGTAAAATATTTATAAAACCAGTTAATACTATTGAATATATGGTATTTACGTTTTCGATAATACCTAGAGATGAAGATTTAGCAATAGTATTTAATCAAGAATAAAAAAACCCCCTATTTCTAGGGGGTTATATTTAAAAATTACCTTCTTGTACTTGTAGACATTTTAAACCCATGTCTCGCCACATATCAACCACTTGGTTCCTATCGTCAAGTACGTACTCAATAAAGTATTTATTCTTAATGTGATTATCAAATAATTCTTTTTTAACAATAGAATCTTTTCTGAAATCACTTTCAGCTCTCATTAGTAATGAATCGTATTTTATATTATTATCTTCTAACCATTTAATAGTTATATCTCTACAAGAACCATCACGACCTGACATTACAATAGTAACACCTAAGTTATCGTAAGAATTTACAATACCTTTAATAATATCATCACATTCATCTTCACCTACTCTTTGCCAGTCAAATGGTGAGCGGTCTTTCATATGTGCTAATGTACCATCGATATCAACAATAATCGCATTAGGTAATGATTTATCTTGTAAGATTGGTTCCGTTTTTTTAAGGTGTTGTTCGTATAACTTAACAATAACATCTTTACCAACTGAATCTAATCGTTTTAAATCGTTTTTAATACATGTTTCTAATGGAATACCTAAAAACATATCTTGAATAACTACTTCAGCTTTACCTTTAACTAATTCTTTAATCCTATTAACAGAATTTTCAGATAAGTGAGTATTATCCAATATGACATGTTTACCTTCCTCTAGAGCTAACAATACTAATACATCAACAGCTTTTTTAATAAACTTTTCCATATCACTAGAGTATTGAGTGTTATCAAACATTTTTCTCAAATCATCATTATTAATTCGTTTGTAACTATTTGGATTCATATCTATTAATCCTTTAGCCCATGTAGATTTACCTGAACCTGGTAAACCTCTAGTCAATATTACTTTTTTCATCTTAATCGTATTTAAATTCTAAAATATTATTTGCTTCCATTATTTTTCTCTCCAGAGAACTTTTTGGTTCAAATATTAATTCTTTAGGGAACATTGTAAGTTCCTTATTATTCTTCATGTTATTACATCTAGTTCTTAAATCAACACACTTAGTCATTAATTCAGCTGAACCTAAAATAACATATTTACTTAAATCTTCTAACTTAGGTAATTCATTATCCATTAGCTTCTCAGCACAGTATATACTTCTAGCCGCATGAAAATGTTTATTCTTACCACTGTTATATCGATTTAAATCCCTTTTAGCGAATCCTAAGAACGCTTTTATTACATTATACGTTCTACAGTGATTAAGTTTCTCAGAAGGGCTTAAATAATCAAAATCTGTAAACATAATTATATCAGCATTAATAGTTGATTCACCAGAGAATAGATTCCTATAAAACCTTTCTTTAGTAGTAAACATATATTGACGTTCACCATCTGCACTATCATATTGGAATTGATGCCAATTAGGATAATACTTATCTGATTTAAGAAAAGGTGTTATAATGTATAGTACATCAAAATCTGAATCCTCAGTATGTGTATTATACATTCTGGAACCAATAACATATGATTCTTTGATATATAAGCTAATCTCACTTAACTCATCTTCATTTATTTTTATATTCATTTTATATATTCTTTAAGGTAATCAGTATTTAATTTCCATTCAAAATTACTTCTTTTTGACCATATATCAAAAGATTTGTTAATATAGTTGAGTGCTTCATCTTCAGTAATGTCATTAACTTTCATTAATTGATTAACTACTATATGTAATTCACCATTCATTTGTGCTAAACCAACATGTTTACTCTTATGACAATAAGGACATAATGAAATTAAACCTAAAAGTGTTTGCTCTTTAGTTTCATCGTTATAATCCCATATTTCATGACATTCAACATTATGCCTAACACCTTGGTTAGTCCCTACATCACCACATATCTCACATACATGATTAGCATGTTCATATGATTTCTTACGAATCACATCCCATTCATTTTTTGTTACATTAGACCTAACGTTACTATACCAACATGTTCTAGGTACTAATTCAATTGTTAATTTATAATTCATGACTCTTTAGTATTACTAAAAGGCTTACTGAATACTGGTCTAATTATTTTCCAAATAAATTCAGAGTAATTTTTACCAGTATTCATGTTAAATAATATCGATGGGTACTTGTATAGTTTTGCGTGAGCTGCAAATACTTTTTTATCATCGGTATTATATTCACCTTTTATTTTATTGTATATAACTTTATATTCATTCTCAATTATTACATATTGAGTTTCTAATGTGTTTATAGTATCCTTAACCCAATCATAGAATTCATCTGGAACTTTTTCCAATATTTCATCAAATGATTTCTCTTCCATAAGATGTTCCCATATTGCAATATTAGATACTCCAGTAATTATTCTATGTAGTCTGATATAATCTTCAAACTTAATTTTCATTCTAAAATTTGAAGGATGGAATCTAAATATAAACCCTTCACTATTATTAGTGTTTAGACTTTTAAGTTCTTTAGGTAAATCAGGTCCAAAAGTAAAATATTGTTTACATTTAACTATATCTTTAGTTTTAATTCCAGAATACTTAAAATAACTTGTAGCTCTAGTAAAATGTAATTCATCATAATCATCATGAGTATAACATCTGTTTGGTACAGCTGTAATAAACTTAACTGTAGATAAATCACCATAGTCAACTACAATTCTATTTTGTGGATAAATAACCTCGCCAATATAAGCAATAGATTTTTCAAATGCTTCTAACTTATATTTGGAGTTTAGTATACTCATACCTTCAATAGCTTGTTCAGACATAAATGAACCTCTAGTTGCAGTTACCCATTCATTAGTTGGTAGGTAATAGAATAATATCAGCATTGAACCATCTAATTTATCTTGAACATATACATACTCATCTTTCCATGGAATAAGATTATTAGCGTCATAAACTACTTCCTCATAGTTAAAGAATTTAGTCATTGGTTTTACAATGATATTTCCTTTATCATCAGTTATAAGCCCTCTACACATTAAAGTTATTTCATCCCATAATTTTTCATATTGAACTTTTTCAGTATAGTTCCATATAACTAATGGTAATGTAGGATGAACTTGTTTATACAACAACCCATCTTCATAGTATTTATTTAATATTTTTTCCATAGTTATACACTTTTTTTATGCAAAGATATATAAAATAAAATAAAAAACAAAAAAAATAGATTATTTTATTTATTAACATATTTATTATTAAACTGAATATAATAAAATTAATAATAATTACAGTAAAAAAAAAGTAGAATATGAGTGATTTATTAATGAAGATGCCTAACCCCTATGAACCAAAAAGGAAAAATAGATGGTTATTAAGATTTCCAGCGGCATTAGGGATTCAAGAGTGGTGGTTATCTTCCGCTTCAAGACCTTCAATTACACAAAATGAAGTGGAGATTCCATTTTTAAATACATCGACTTGGGTTATCGGTAGATTTACATGGGAAGCAATTTCCGTTACATTTAGAGACCCTATTGGTCCTTCTGCGTCTCAAGCAATTATGGAGTGGGTTCGTTTACAATCAGAATCTATTACTGGTCGTCAAGGTTACGCAGCTGGTTACAAGAAAGATGTTTATTTAGAGATGTTAGACCCAACTGGTGTAGTTATCGAAAAATGGAAATTAGAAGGAACTATGTTAACTAACGTTAACTTTGGAGATTTAGCATTTGACGATGATGCAATTGCAGATATCACTGCTGATATGCGTTTTGACAGAGCAATCTTATTGTTCTGATATTCATATCAAAAACATTATAAATCTAGCTTTACTTTAATATCACTTATTAGAGTAAGGCTTTTTTTGTATTAACATTTTGAGCTATGATAAGAAAAGTACCAAAAAAATTAACTAAGAAGAAGTATAAACCTAAGAAACGATTTAAACGTAAAAAGTTCGATGCTACAGCTAAGAATAAATTAGAGTCTAGGTTTGAAGAATTTTTAAAAGAATTAGGTTTAGTTGAACATGTTGATTATGAATTTCAACATAAAGTAAGTTCAGCTTATTATGATTTCTTAATTAAGAAGAGTCGTATACTAATAGAGGTGGATGGTGATTTTCATCATTGTAATCCGAATACAATACATAAGGACCCTAAGTATCCAATGCAAGTTAAGAATGTTAAAAATGATATTAGAAAGAATGGTATAGCATCTGATAATGGTTATAAATTATTAAGGTTCTGGGAGATGGACATTAATGAAAATACTGAAACAGTAAAAGAAACATTAAAAAGAGAACTTTTACTATTATAAAAGATATTTATTAATAAAAAATATTATGAGAAGAATTGATAAAAAATTAAATATGATGAAAGCTAATCTATTGGCTGAATCAAGATATTTGGAATCTAAAGGATTAATTAAAGAAGAGGAATATTTAAGAGGAGACTTACATACTTTAATTGGTACTGAAATGAGAGCAGAAAAAATAGCAGATAATAGTAATGGTGCAGAACATCATGTTGCAGCGTATGAAGCAGCAGCAAAAGCTACTAAGGAATTTCTTAGACAACATCCAGAAATGAGGGATGCCGCAGAAGAAATTGAAGCGCATTTTTCAAAAAAATTATATGGATTAGATGAAAATAGATTATCTTCACTATTTGGTGGATTTAAAAAAGAAAGTGTATACCCTTATATAGGACAATTAAAAGAACTTTTATTACCAAGTAGACCATTAACTATTGAAATGGCAGAAAAAGCACCAAATTCAATAAATAAATTTAACCAAATAGTTGATGCAATCAAAGCTGATAAAGGTATTGTTAAGAAAATGGGAAAAAAAGGTATTAGTTTAAAGACTACTTTAGGTACTGACCAATACGGTATAAATAGAGCATCTAATAATTATAACTCAGATATGAATGATTTATATTTAGGTAATGTAGGTGGGTTAAATACTAAAGCACTTTCTTTCTGGATTAAAAACATTGATGATGCTGAAGTTGCTAATACTATCGGTAAACAATTATCTGGCTGGGTTAATGATAATATAAACCACGTTATAGAGGTCCTGACATCACTAACTAAAGATTAAATAAAATAAAGATTTTAGATTAAAACCACTTTAACGAGTGGTTTTTTTTTATTTATATAATTCCAGGTATTTACAAAAAAAGTTTAGTATCTTATATTTATAATTAACTAATAAAAATAAAGTTTTTAGAATATGACTGATAAAAGACCAAATGTGTTTCAAACACAGAATGACGTTAAAAAAACTGCTGATGAATCAGCTTATTTCAGGCCAATCAATGTTGACCCAAATTTAGAATTTGAAGAGCAAGAGAAGCTTAGGACTGAAGAACAAAAGAGAATGCGTGAAGAAGCGGTAAGGATTACTCAAGAAATGGCTAATGAAGGAGAGGTATTGCGTAAAGCAATGACTGAAAATACTCCACCATCTCAACCAGTATACCAATCAACTACACCGCCAGTGATTCCTCCAGTTGTACCACCATCAAATGATGATGATAACGATGATGAGGCAAAAGAAAAGAGAGCTAGATATATCGAAGTTTTAAGTCAGCCTCAAATGAATCAACCATATGATTTAATTCCATTACCATCAGAAGGTAAATTATATCCTAACAAAAAGAAAAGTGTTAAGATAGCTTATTTAACTACAGCTGATGAAAATATTCTTACGTCACCTAACTTAGTTGAAAGTGGTGATTTCTTAGAGATATTAATTAACCGAAAATTATTAGAACCAACATTAAGATATAAGGATTTAATACCTGGTGATAGAAATGCTATCATGATTTGGTTAAGAGCAACTGGTTATGGTGAAATGTATCCAATTACAATTTATGATAATAATGGGGTTCCATTTGATACTGAGATTAACTTAAGTAGTTTAAAAACTATTAATTTAACTGTTGACCCTGAAGAAGATGGTTTATATACTTTTGTATTACCAGTTTCTAAAAATAGAGTTAGATTTAGAATATTAACTATCGGTGAGATGGAAGAATTAGAGGCTGAAGCTGAAAGTAGAAGAGATGATTTTTTAAATTCTGAAAATACTATGATTCTAGAAGCTCAGATAGTAGCTATTAATGATAATAAAGATAGAGCATTTATTAGTGATTATGTTGAGAACATGAGAGTATTAGATGCTAAAAAATTAAGAGAGTATATGAATAATGTTAGTTGTGGTATCGATATGAATATATCAGTTACTTCACCTAATGGCGAAATCGTAAACACGCTCCTTCCCCTTACAACGAAGTTTTTTTGGCCTGACTTCGAAATATAAAGAATTCTTATTAGAAGAAATTTATATTTGCATGAAACATATTGGTATGAGTTATCAAGATGTTTTATTTTGTCCTACATACGAAAGAAGATTCTATCTACAAATGCTGATTAATGAAGCAAATAGAAAGAATGAGATAGCAGAAGAAGCACAACAAGCTAGGAGTAGTAGTGGGGGTAGGGGGAGTAGAAATACTAGAATTAGTGGAGACCAACTGAAGGCTAAATTACAATCTGGAGAAATCCCTAATGTTTAATTAGGGATTTTTCTATTTAATGGATATTTATATATTAAACATTACAATCATATGAAAATAAGATTAACTGAATCGCAATACGATAAACTATTAAAGGTAGTTAACTCAAATAAGAAATTAATAATTACTGAAACTCAGTACAAAAGACTTTTATTAGAGTTTGCTGGTCAATTTACTACTATTGAAGAGGGTAATGGGATTAAAATAATATCAAATGGTAAAGAATTTACATTTAAAGTATTTGGTGAATTAAACGGTGAGTTATTAGTTAGAAATCTAAATGATGGTAGATACAAGTCTCAATATTTTTTATTTAATAAAAATGGGCTAAAGAATAAAACATTACGTGCTGAAAAATCAGGTGTAATAAAAGCTGATTATAATGATATCACTACATTAACTTCAAAAGAACAGAATGCTAACTGGAAACAATTCATATTTCAAAATGTAACAAGTTTCCAAGTTTTTAGTGATGAAACATTTAAATTAGTTATTGACCCTAAAATAGATACTAAAACTGGTAAAGTATTAAGTAATCCAGAAGATAAAGCACCAGAAGAAATTAAACAAATAGATTTTAAAGATGCGTTAGTTAGAGGTATTGAATCTAATCACATGTATCAATTAACCTTTTATGATAATTCAACAGTTAAATTTAAAGTATCTGAAAAAGAAGGTAGTGTAATAACTATTGAATTTGAAACTGTGAGTGAAAGAAGTTTTATTGACTCAAATACTTTTGATAAAAATACAGAAGAATATAAAAAGTTTGAAGTACTACAAAGCCAACTTAAAAATGCAAGTACGGAAGAAGAAAAAACTGAAATAGAACAAGAAATATCTATTTTAGTTAAAGATAGGGAAGACTACGATAAAAAAGATGAAAATAAATCAGAATTAAAAACTATTAAAAAAACAGTTTACAATGGTGGTGTAGCTACTAAATGGGTTGGAGGACTTGAGGATTCAGTGGAATATAAAGACGCTAAAGAATTAAAAATTGATTTAAGTAAAGTAGTTAAACACCCTAATAAAATTAAAGTAGCTAATAAAGACCAAGAAGCTAAAATAAATAAGTTAAATCAAGAATTAGCTATGGCTAGTACTGATGAAGAAAAAAAGAAAATACAAGACGAAATTAAGGATATTGACCGAGAACTTACTTTACATTTTTTAAATCCAGATTTTGATGTATATAATAAAGTGTCCGATGGTATAGATACATTTGATTTAACATTAATGTTAAATTACAGACCAGAATCAGTTTCTAAGAAAACTAAAAATGGTATGGAGTGGTCTCAGAATTACGATAGTAAGATGTATTCTAAGAATTTTCCATTATACGGTCTTAAAAATTTGACTATAATAAAAGATAAAGTATTACCATCATTAACTGATAAACGTGAAGTGAACAAGGGTGATAAACTAGATTTATCACGTAAAGAAATGGAGTTTAAAAAAATAAAAGATTATATATATAGTTCTAACGCTTCTTCAGAGTTATTACGTAGGCCTAAAGGACTTATGAGGTTATTAAATACTGATAAAGGTGTAATACCTTTAGAAACTTTACAAGCTGAATTAGGTAATAACCTTAAGACTAAAGATAAAAGAGATAAATTTATTGCTGGTAATTATGTAGCTTTTAAAGCTGATTTTGAAAGTGTTAGTAAGGTTGATGATGCTGCTCAATTAGAAACGTTTAAAAGATTAATTACAGCATATGGGAATAAATTCCCTAAAGCAGTAGTTAAAAAATATACTGTAGGTGATAATCATGTATCTTTAATTATGAAAGATGAAGAATCTGGCATAATGTATAGTTTATTTATACAAAATGCTGATGAGGATGGTGAAGAAAAATTAGCGGAAGATACATACAACATTCAGTTAAAATTTAATAATAATAGTAAACAAGCAAAAAAATCTATAGCTAAATTTAAAATTGAAGTTAAAGATTATCACGCAACTAAACTTAGTTAATTATGAGCTTATCAAGTGATGAATTTAAAGATGCTAAAAAAGCATTAGACGAGTTAAAGCAATCGATGGCCCAAGGCCTTAAGATTCAAAAAGATATGGAGAAAGGTGTTGGCAATTATGCTAAAGCCTTAGTAAATATTGCTGAACAACAAAAAAATATCAATTATCTTGAAAGTCAATTAGCTGAAACTGTAAATAGAGTTAGTCTTTTAAAGAAAGAAATTGCCGACAAAGAAGAAGCTAATAGGGATAAAATTGAACGTTGGCAAAAATTATACGAGAGTGGTTCTGAAAGAACTAAAGCTATTGCTGCAAAACATTTACAAATATTAGTTGCTCAAACTAATGAACTTAAAGGTCAATTAGATATTGAGGAAAAAAGAGTTGCTGTTTCTGGAAATTATTTAAAGTCACAAAAAGAAAATTTAGAATTAACCAAACAACAAGCTAAAGAAGCTAGTTTATTATTAGCTACTTGGAAATCATTAGGTAAGTTACCAGGTCTTGGTAAGAAGTGGGGATTTGATAAAATGAAGTCTTGGGGTATTTTCGAGATGGATAAAGAAATCCGAAACTCTGCAAGAAGTATGAACGTTGGCGCTAAAAGCTTTGAAGGTTTTAGTAAAAATATTGGTAAAGCTGCTGATACTACTGTAGCATGGGGTGTTAACGCTAAAGAGTTAGCTAAAATGCAAGGTGGCTATAGTGAAGCTATTGGTAGGTCAGTTGAATTAACTCAAGAAGGTCATAAAGCAATGGCTCTTATGGCTGAAGGTACTGGTTTAGGTACTGAGTTTGCAGTTCAAATGGCTTCTGAAATGGATAAGTTTGGTGCTAGTGTTTCTACATCTAAGGATTTAGTTGCTGCAACTATTAAACAAGCTAGTAAAGTTGGTGTTAATGGTGCCGCTGCATCTAAGAAATTAGTATCTTTATTAAAGCTCTCACAGACTTATGTATTTAAGGGTGGACAAGAAGGTCTTAAAAAGATGGCGAGTGACGCAGAACGTCTTAAATTAGATTTAGAAGGTGCTGCTGGTATGGCTGAAAAAGTAATGCGACCAGAAGGTGCTGTTGAAACTGCTGCATTGTTAACTACAATGGGTGGTGAGTTTGCTAAATTAGGTGACCCATTCCAATTAATGTTTAAAGCAAGGAATGATTTTGCTGGATTTGCAAAAGATTTAGGTAAGGCATCATCTGAATTTGTTGAATTTAATGACCAGACTGGTTCATTTGATATTAAAGGTGGTTTAGCTAGAGATAGGATGTTAGAGATATCTAAGATTACTGGTATTCAAATGGATAAACTTCAGGAAATGGCAGTTGCTGAGAAGAAATTACAAATGATTCAAGGTAATACACCAGCTGGTATCACAAGTGAAGAAGATAAAGAATTGATTGCTAGTTTAACTGAAGTAGGTAAAGGTGGTAAGTTAATGATTAAATTAAGAGGTCAAGACCCACTTAATATTGACCAATTAACACCTAAGATGTTAGAACAATATAAATTAGACCAAAATACATTAGAAGAATCAGCTAAACAAGCTAGAACATTCGATGAGGTAGTTGAAGATTTAATTACATCACTTAAACAAACCTTATTACCATTTGTTCAATCATTAAAAGAAAATTTAGGTAAACCATTACAAGATTTAATGGCTAAATGGGATAAGAATGGTTTCTACGATAAATTAAAATCATTTGCTAAAACTGCTGGTGAAATTGCATCAGCAATAGGTAATTTTATTCTTGCACATCCATTCGCAGCGTTATTAGCATGGAAAGGATTAGAAGCACTTACATGGATTAAAAATGGTTTAGCCTTAGGTAAAGGATTTAATATGGTTGCTCGTGCTGGTGGTGGTATGGGTGGTGGTATGGGCGGTGGTATGGCGGCTGGTTATGGTCAAGCTGGTGGTATGATAGGTCCAGCATTACCTCCAGGTGCGGTCCCTCCTATGGGTAGGATGCAAAGAATGATGGGTGGTAATGTTATGGGTGGTAAATTTGCCATGGGTAGTATGGGTTCAATGGCAGCTGGTGCTGGTTTAGGTATAGCTGGAATGGGTTTAAATGCTATGAGAGGTGATGAGAATGATGGTTTCTATAATAGTGGTGGTGGAAAAGCGTTAGGTATTGGTAGTTCAATAGCATCTGGTGCTGGTATGGGTATGATGTTTGGACCATATGGTGCATTAATTGGTGGTTTATTAGGTGGTGCTTATGGTGCTTATAATGAATTTGGTAATAGTGATAGAAATAAAAACAATGCTCCTAAATCTACATATCTAGCAGATGACGCATTGATTAGTAATGATGGAAAAAATAATGGTGGACCTGGTTCTAGAATACAATTTAATCCACATGATAAATTTATGTCTTTTGATGATGTAATGATTGCTGGTACAAATGCTGGTGCAAATGGTAAATTAGCTGATGAAATAAAGGGTAAAGGTAAGGATAAAGGTGGTCGTGGTAGTGACAAAAAAAATATTCAACATTCTGGTGAAATTAAAATTACTGGTTTACCATCTGGAAGTAAATTTGGTGAGTGGATTATTGATTTAGTTGTAAATAATCCTAAATTTGCAACTGATTTGGCTCATAGTAACGCTAGTAGCAATAATGCAAATAAAAAAGGAGGTAAAACTCCTGGAAAAGGTAGTAGAGATTTATTAACTTAAAAAAAAAAGTTTAATTAACTGTTGACTTTTTTCATTTTAATGTATAACTTTGTTATGTGAATAAAACATATAATATATAATATATAATAATAAACATAATATATAAATAATAATAATAAAATATATATTAATATATAATAATTATTAATTTATATATAACCTTATATCCAATTTTTTACTAAATTTTCTATTGGCATAGTATTTATATTAAAATAAGAGAGCTATGCCAAGTTTATTAAATATAAATACAATTTCACCTGATTTAAGAGATATCCTTTTAGGATTAAACCTTAAACCTTCTCCAACTATTACGAGTAATAATTATGAACAATATTTAAGTGGTGTTGGTTTACCTTTTACGGTTACTTACGGTACTGGAGTATTAGAACCAGAATTTAGCCTTCAACAATTAGGTTCAATTTGGAGAGATGCAACATATACTTATAATGAATATCAAGCTGAACCAAATGAATATTCTGATTCAGGTGAAGTAATAGGTGATGCTGTAAAAGGTTCAAATAGTGTTAAACCTAGTTATTTAGATGCCAACGGTAAATTAAATATAGGTGGTCCTTCAACTGAAGCATATAATACTATTAGTAGTTTATTAAAAGGTGGTGTCGGTTTCGATAAGAACGGTGGTGGTTTAAGTGTTGTTAATAACAATGATATTAGAAATACAATTGTTGGTAGAGCATTAACTGCTGGAGGATTGATTAGTGATACTGATTTAGGTATCATAGGTGCTCAGAGACTAGCTATCTCTTTAGCGAACAACGCAGCATTCAAATTACAAAAAGAAACGATTGGAAGGGTTAATTTAGATATATTCAGTTGGATAGATGGTAAGAAGGATGATTTCATAGTTCCAAATTATGAAATTACAGTACCAGCTGGTTTATTTGGTAAGGCTGTTGATTTTTTAGGTGATTTAGCTGGATTCACTAGACCTAAGAGTCAAATGAAGACTGAGTTCTTTAGTTTTGATGAAAGATTTGTACCAACTGGTATAGGAAATATAGCTAGAGCCAATGGAATGCTTGAAACTACTGGTAAAGGGCAAGTAATTGCTTTATTCAGAAATTTACAAGCTAACTTACTTAATTCAAACTTTACTAAACAAGGTTATGCTCCAGGTATTGTTAATAAACGAGTTGATGGTGATGATGCTGTAAGACATAATGTATATGCTTATGGTGATAATGATGGTGAAATACTTGAAAACACTACATATGATAGTCCTAATGGTCTTGGTAATGGAAATGCTAGATGGACTGATGGTGATGGTAGTGGATTTGAAGGTGATTACTTCCGTTATACAACGGATGGTAATGGTGGTAATACTGGTAATGGTAGTAATGGTACTGAAAGTGGGTTTATATGGGCTGATGAAACAATTAATATTGATAAGAATGGTTCTGAAACTTTAATTGACGATGCTAATACTCTTTTTGGTCCATCACCAAGTGAAGGTGAGACAAATAGTTTATATCAAATAAATAGAAAAAGTATTTTATATAAAACAAAAGAATTATTTAAAAATGGTAATATACCAACTTTAGTTAATGGTCACCTTACAATAAGTGATATGAGTCAAATACAATCTTCTGTATTATCTAATGGTATGATGTCTAAAGGTAATGCTGCTTTAACTTCAGCTGCGATGAACGGTAATTTTGATGATAGAACTAATGTGTATTGTAGAACTTGGACACCAATGGATAAATATGACCAAATTTTAGATTTAGTTAGACATAGAACTTTAGATAAAGATGGTGGTGATTATATTAGAAATTCATATTTATCTGAATTTTCAGTATTAGAAAATACTGGTTTTGTAAAAATAGCTAGATACCTTAGTGATACTGGTTCAGTTAGAAGACATATGTTCTCACTTGAAAATTTAGCATGGACTGATTTTGCTTGGGATGACGAAGATAAAGATATGGCTGGATGTGAGAAAGGTCCATACGGTGGTAGAGTTATGTGGTTCCCACCTTACGATATTAAATTTAGTGAATCAACGTCTGTAAACTGGGATAAACATAACTTTATAGGTCGTGGCGAGCCGATGTATACATACAATAATACTGAAAGAACTGGTCAATTAAGTTTTAAAGTAATCATTGACCATCCTAATCAACTTAATAAAAAAGAAAATAATAATATAATTAAGTCTACTACTTTTGCAGATGAAGATGCGCATTACGCTTCATATTTTGCTGGGTGTAATTTAAATGATATATTAACTCAAAAAGAAAAAGATAAATTAACACCACCAAAAGAAAAACCAAAACAAGAAATACCACCTGATTCACCTACACCACCAGCGTTTAATATATTCTTTCCTAATGATAACCATACTTATCCGAATGATTATCCAGAATATGAATCTGGTGTTGTAACATCAGGTGGTGTAGTTAATATTAGAGTTATTCAAAAATATGGTTCAAAAACACCTAACATTGGTAAGTATATAGGTGAACCAGACCCAAATAATGGAAATCAAAAAATAAATTACAATGTATTAATGGGTAACCCAGATGCAAACGGTGTTAAAACATTAGGTCCTAGAAATCCAATAACTTTAACATCTGCTGAGTTTACTCAATACAAGATTAACTATAAAGATAATCCAAATGGAGCTTATTTAGGTTTAGGTTTAATTAATATTGTAAATAGTAGAATTGTAGGCTGTGCTACTGAATATTATATTGATAGATACAACTATGGTTTAAATGCTAATAGACATGATGCTGAGACATATAATTTAACAATTCCTGGTAATGAAGCATATGCTGGATGTAGATGGGGCGGATGGTTAGCCGCTAGTGATATGGATGATAAAGATGTTAAATGTAAGGTTCCGTATTTAACAGCATTAAAAGAACATATGAAAGGACCATGCGCTAATTGTATAATAAAAATTGCTGGTTACGCATCAAAACAATGTGCTTGTGCTAATAATGCAAAACTTCCAGGTAAAAATTGTAAAGAAAGAAATCAATTATTATCAGATAATAGGGCTAAAAATATAGCCAAATATTTTCAAGATAATTTATTAGATGCTGGTGACCCTAAAAAGAATGAAAGAATTGTTGCAGTAGTAGGAAAAGGTCAAACTGCTTTCTTTAATGATTTTGTAGACGCTGATGAAAAATGTGCAGCATTGTCACCAACCGATATAGTTGGTTGTAAAATGAATAGACGAGTTAAGGTTACATTTGAACATAGTGCAAAACTTAATGCTCCTGACCCAAATGCAACAACTAATACTACAAGTCCAGTTGCACCAGCAGTAACTATAGCTGAGGCTGCAAAAGCAAAAATACGTGGTTATTATGCTGAATGTGATTATTTTTCTAAATTATCAGAAAAAGACCCTTTTACATTTAAAAAAATAAATGATAAAATTAAATTTTTCTCACCAGCATTTCATTCAACTACACCAGAAGGATTTAACTCTAGATTAACATTTTTACAACAATGTACTAGACAAGGTCCTTCAGTATATACTGAAGCTAATAAACCAGATAACTTAGTATTTGGTAGACCACCAGTATGTATATTAAGAATTGGTGATTTCTATTATACTAAAATTATTATAGAAAGTTTATCGATTGACTATGAACCATTAGTTTGGGACCTTAACCCAGAAGGTGTTGGTGTACAACCTATGATTGCAAACGTTAGTATGAACTTTGCGTTTATTGGTGGGTCAAGTTTAGATGGACCAATTTCTAAATTACAAAATGGTTTATCATTTAATTATTATGCTAATACTGGTATATTTGCTGGTAATATGGCTGAAACTAATGAAGGTGCTGTACCTTTAGATAAAACTATTGATAAAGGTGACCCTAACAAGGTATTTGAAAATGAAATTCAAAAAACAACTATACCACCATCAGCAAGTGCTACAACTGCACAAGATTTAGATAGAGAATTATTAGAAGCTGGTATATTAAGTTTAAGTTATGATGATTCTGGTATATTTCAAGGTAAAGTTAAAGGTAAATTTACAGTTAAAAGTAAGTTATCAAAAGAATATACAATTAAATTAAGAACTTCACCAAGTAAAAGAAATAAAGACAATAATTTGGGTAAAGAATCTATTGACATTCAACCAATTAAATTGAATGAAACAAAAGTTGAATTTAAGAGTAAAAGTAAAACGACTAATTCATTACAACGATGGGATAGTTATTTTACTGATATAAGTTACATTGTTTTAAATGGGGATATACCAGTTCTTAATTGGTACGATTTAGCTCAATATAGTTTAAATAAATATATAGATGAAAATACATCAGCTGATGGGTCTAATAAAGATAAAGGTTGGGATATAAGTAAAGCTCGTACCCCAGACCGAAATTTTTCTTTTTATATTGAAGTTGAAGAATTAAAATTTAAAAAACAATACGATGCTAGATGGATACCAAATTTCAAAGTAGAAGTCAACGAAAGTGAACCAGTGCAAGACCCTACAGACGAAACTATGGTTATTATAACATATTCGTATAAAGCATATTTATCTGGTGGTAAATTAGATATAGTTACCGAGACTCTTGGTGGTGATTATTCAGACTATAAAACATCAGGAGAAGTTGCTAATGATATTAAAGCTGAATCTGAAAAAACTAAACAAGAAAATAAAGACCAAGCTAAAGCTAAAAAAGAAAGTGATAAATTAGCTAAAGCTGAGAAAAAGCGTAAAAATGACGAACAAAAAGCTAAAGTTGCAGCACGTGGTGGTAGGTTATTATAATAAATAAAAAAAAATATAAGATATGGCAAAGTATTTTGATAGATACGAACTTTTTAAAGGTAATGGTACTATGACAATGGTACCAGGGATAAATATACCTAGAAGACCAACAGATAAACAAGTAGTTTATATAAAAGGTGAAACTAGACTTGACAAATTGAGTCAAATGTATTATAATAATCCATATCATGGTTTTTTTATTATGTTAGCTAATCCCCAATATGGTGGGTTAGAATTTGATATAAAAGATAGAGATATTATAATAATACCGTATCCATTTGATAGTGCGATAGAAAGGTATTTAAATGAAGTAAAAATTTATAAAACATTATATGGAGAGAATTGATGGACCTTTACAATTTGGTAAATTATTATGGTACGACCCAAATCCAGCCGACAATGAACCTATTAGATTAGAAGATTTAACGATATCAGTTGATTTAGAGGTTACGTCTAAAACTAGGAGTATTATATTAGTTAATAAACAAGCTGGTACTGCATCAGTTAATAGTAATGGTACCCAAACGGTAGTTAATGTTAATTTCTTTGAAGGTTCGGCCTACAATGATGAAAGGGCGTTAACTACTCATTATACTGATATACAAAATTTAAATAATACTTTAAATGATGATTATGAAGCTTTAAATATTGAAAGTATTAATATTGATTTCAATAGTTCGTATGCTCCGATGATTAAAATTAAATTTATTGATATCAGAGGTGCGGCAATGTTTTCTAGAAACGGTGAGGGTAAATATAAGTTTTTCTTTGAATTACCATATCCTATATTCCATTTAACCATTAAAGGTTTTTATGGTAAGTCAGTTCAATATTGTATTCACTTACTTAGATTTAATGCAAGTTTTAATGCTCAAACTGGTAATTTTGAAATTGATTGTGATTTCATAGGTTTTACGTATGCATTATTAGCCGATATGTTAATGGGTATAGTTAGAGGGTCTGTTGGGACAGTAAGAGGTAAAGCTATTTTCCAAAAAATAAAAGGTGAATATAAAAACCAAGATGCGATTATTACAGTTGATGAATTGGTCGCTAGGATTAGTGAAGTAAATGAAAAAGTAGGTAAAATTAAAAGTGGTGAAGAAGGTAAACAATTAGCTTTAGTTGATAAAAGTAAAAGTGAAGTTGAAAATTTAAGACAAACTGTTTTAACTTTCTTAGATACTTGTCAATCTGGACAAGAAATATTTACACGAGCTTATAGTAATGGTATTTTGATTATATCAACACCAGATTCTGCTAGAGATGGTATAATCAATACCGCAAAAGATAATTACAAAATTAATTCTGCGAAAAAAATAAATGATGATATTAAAAAATTAATAAATTTTGATACAAATATAGCTATTAAACAAGCATTAGATATTAATAATGATGGTATTTGTCCTAATTTTACTAAATGGGATGCTGCTGAAAATGTATTAGAAGTTAAAAATATTCCAGTAACTAAAATAAGTAATACTAATAAGTTAACTGCTATTTTAGAAAGTAATTACTACAGTGGTAATAGATTAACAAATATGATTACTTTATTACAATCTATTAATTATAGCGGTACTGATGATATTAGAATTATTGACTTATCTAGCGCGATTAAAGCATGTGATACATCAATAGCAGAAATTGAAAAAATTAATAGTAGTGCAATAAAAACTGCAACTGATTCATTAAAAACTGGAATAAAGGAAGTTTTAGGGTTCGACCCAACAATTAGAAATTTATTTAGAGTTTTATGTATTTCTACTGAAGTATTCTTAGAGTGTATGGTAGATATATCTAAAGAAGCTGAAATTGATAACGGTGGTAAGAGAGCTGTTGAATTAAATAAATTAAGAAATGGTTTAAATGACGTAAGTAAAAGTAATAAAATATTTCCATGGCCAGAATATAGGAAAAAAAGTGCTGACAGTGATGGTTATTATGAAGAGTGGATGGGTAATGAACCTATAACAACTGCTAATGTACCAGAATTACAATTTACTGAAGAATTATTAGATGTAATTATAGAACAAAAAAAGCAAGATTTATTACGTGAAGAAGAATTAACTGGTAGTCTTGATTGGTATCCTATTTCAGTTATAGATACTCCAGTAGATAATGGTTTAGGAGATGCTAGACTTACTGTAAATCCTTATAAAATAGGTTTAATGGAGGAAATAGAAAGTAATACAACACAACCAAAAGGTACTGCTGATGAAGCATTAAGAGTTATGATGTATAGAGCTTTCTTATTATTAGGTGTTGTAAATAGAAATGATATAAAAGATGATTTAATTAAATTACATGCTAGATTAGAAGCTGAAAACTTATACGAAACATTGAAAAAAATGCCAGTTTCAAGTATAGGTGTTGATATTAAAAATAGTATAATAAATAGTAAATTAGCTGATTTACTTACAAAATTTAGTGATGGGACTCCTTTAGATGTTAGTGGTGATAAAATGAATAAACCATTTTTCAAGGATATTGGTGGTGGTAAATTAGAATATAGATATATTTGGCACGAAAGTTCGGATAGGTCAGTTATACCAGTAAATGGTTATTTTAGTGGTGAAAAATTCTTTAGTGACATTGCTAATAATACATTATTAAGTTGTTATGATATTCGACCATTTAGAGATGCTGGTGCATTATATGTCGGTAATTCGGCAAATCATGTTAGAACTGGAGCACCATATGACTCAACAACAAAAAGATTTAAAACTAACGGTTCTAGTTCTCAGTTGGATGCAGCTACTAAAATAGGTATAGAAAATGATAGAACAAGAAGAAATTATCAAGTTTCAGATGGTGCAGTATATGTTAAAATTGTTTCAGATAGCGCCTATAATGATTCTAATAGTTTTTTAACACCTACATTTGGTAAGGATGTATTATCAGGTTATAATGCTCAAACACAACAATTATATGGTGAAATAGCTAATGCAATTGATGACCCATCGGTACAAAGTTTTTACGATGACCCAATTAGCGGTAATTATTTAGCTAATCAATATTCAAAAATTGATTACACTCTAAATACTGCTAATTATAGTATATATACTGGAGATTATTATACTGGTGTTGACCCAAGTAGTCCAGGAGGTGGTGTTGCTCCCTCATTTATTGCTTTTTTCAATGAAGCTTATGATAGACACCCAAAATTTAGTACAGTAGATAGATATGGGTTTGACCTTGCTGATATTACATATAATGGGTTTGCTAGTAATTATGATAAAAAATACCGAAAGTCTGGCTGGCATGAGTTTAATAATAACGCTAATGTAAACTTAAGAAATGGGTTATATAAAGGACTATTTACAGTAGATAATACAGTAGCTAAAGACGATGCTGGTGATAATCTAGCTCCACGAGATTTACCCTACCTTAAATATGGTGAAAATAGGCAAGTACTTAATAATAAAATAACAAAGGGTGAAGAAATTTTTATACCAAAAATAGAATTTGCTGTTGATACATTTGTAAGTTATAGTCTATTTGGTACTAGATTTTATAATTATCAATATAGTGTTTCACCAGCATTATCAGATGGTAATGGTGGAGCACTATATAATGTTAATGTAGGTGACGCATCTAAAGCTTTATTATTTTTACATTGTTTCCCATTTCAAGGTGTAACTAGAAAAGATGATGACGTTTGGGATAGATTTATGTTTGATTTTAATAGTGCTGATATTCAAGAATCTTCACCTAATAAGGATAACCCATCTAGTGAAGTATTAGGGATTAAATCATTATTCAGATTTCATAATGCGTTTATTGAAGCACCTAAAATTTGGACATTATTTATGGGAGCTATATTATGGCGAATTCAATATTATAATATACATAAGGATGACCCTATAGAATGGTATTCACCACCATCAAGTACTGGTAATGTTGGTATGTTAATACCAGGCATGCGTTTAAATGGGTTTCCAAGAACCGACCAGTATTTAACGGTAGTATTAGATGAATCTAATTATATACCAGCTGGAATGCATTTTAATTCAGCTGCTGATGATTATTACCCATTAAATTATGCACTTAATAGTGGTGCTAAGGAACCAGTAACTGGTGCTTATTCTAGAGTGGATGAAACTATAATGGGGTTACCAGAGCAAGTTAAAAGTGAATTTATAAATAAATTCTTATCTTGGGTATCTAGTGGTTTTAAAGAAATACAAGAAGAGCTTGAAATAAAATTTAAAAAAGGTACACCTAAAACTACAAGTTATCTTAGTGATTATGAATCAAAATGGAATAATTTAAGTACTTCATATAAAGTTTATCCAGATACTAGTATGCAAGCATTAGAAGTAGATAAAATAAAATCTGAATTAGGTGAAAATATATATCAAAATTATATAATGGTTTGTCCAGTTAATGTGGGTGGTACGACTGAGACATTTGAAGGTTGGACTATAACTGGTACTGATATTGATAATAGCATATATGTGAAAAACCAATATGTTTTTAATATGGAATTAAATCCAAATGGTCAAGGTATGGATTTAGTTAGAAATTTATTATTAGAAAAAGTTTATATACAAAATGTTGCCCCTAAAGTTTGGAATCCACCTAACATAATAAAAGGTCTTGGTAAATTAATAAGTGGGTGTGCACCAATAACTGTTAAAAAAGATGATTTAGATATTTTTGTAGGTGAATTTATTATCCATTTAGAAAAAATATCAAAAAAAATGGAAGAAGAAATACAAACTGAAGAGAAAGAAATTCAGCAAGCTTTATTTAATACTAACCAAGAAGATAAAATAAAATTAAATTTATATAGAACATTAATGTCCATTTACCAAAAATGGGTAGGTGGTCTTAAAAAAACAATGTTTACACAATGTGGTAGTTATAATAAATCGGACCTTTCAATAGCAAAACATGAACGAAATGTAGCTAACGAACCTAGATTAATTGATAGTTTTAGATTCTTAGATAGGTCATTCAATGATATTGGAGATGCTTTTTATATGAATCCTGAAATATTTTATAGATTAATTACTAAAAATACTAATGCTTCATTCTTTGATGTAGCTAATAAGGTATTAAGTGAAAATAACTTTAACTTCATACCATTACCATCATTTGTTAATTTTAATGATGGTAAAGCTTTAGCTGATATTTTTGAACCATACCCCTATAACGATGTAATTGCAAGTGGTCCATCATTCGTATGTGTATACGCTGGCCAGTCATCAACTAATCTAGATTTAGGTGCTACATCTAATTATCCAGATGATGGTGTATTTATTAGAATTGACGCTGATGGTAATTTTGTTCCAGGAACAATACCAGAGGATTTAAATAATTTAAATAAATTAACAGTATACGAAACTAATGCGCCAGTATTTACTGTTAACTACGGACAGCAAAATCAAAACTACTTTAAAGATGTTAAATTAGACCAAAAAGAATTTGCTGAAACTGCTGAATCATTGGAGATTATTGATGATATTTCACAAGGTGGTGATAAAAGAAAAAGTGTTATGGTAGGTCAAAACTTATTTAATACTTATCAAACAAGGTCTTATTCATGTGAAGTTGAAATGTTAGGTTGTGCCTTAGTTCAACCAATGATGTACTTTCAATTAAACAATGTACCAATGTGGAGAGGGTTATATTTGATTATTAATGTGAGTCACTCGATTAAACCAAATAGCATGACCACAACATTTAAAGGTGTTAGAGTTAAAAAAACCAAAACACCATTATTAAGCGCGTCAGATGTATTAATGAATTTAGTTGGTGATGTTAGTAGTATCGGTACTGGTAACAGTAAATTAGGTGGTACTAGAACTGCTAAAGCAAGTATTGTATGTGGTGGTGTAACTAAATCTGTTAAAGCGTTCAAAGATGTATTAAAAATTGTTGTAGATAATTTAGAAGGTGCTTATTGTCCTGGTGGCAATAGTTGCGGTAGTAGTAATAGTGGTGAAACTTTATGGGGATTAGATAAAGATAATTTTGGTTCAGGTGGTGTAACTATGTCTAATTTTAATCAGTTTTGGACTGATGTTACTAATGAGAATAAATCTAGCTGGAATAATAGTACTTTTCCAAAACCAAGTGATAAACCAGCATTATTTACTTTATATGAAAAGTTATTAAAAGAAAGATATGAGCTTGTATTAGTTGAGGCAAAAAAAACACACCCAACTAACTATGATAATATAATGACCTTAGTTGACTCAGATGGTAGATTAAAATTAAATTTAATTTATGCTGCGTATAATGGTCCTGGATGGTTTGCAAAATTCTTTAAAATGTTAGATAAAGAATATAGTAATAATAATAAAACATCTGATGGGTTATTAACTGCATTTGTTGACGCAAGAACTTCTAATTCTAATAGTTTAATTGCAAATACTGGTATGGATATTCGTAAACTTGTTGGTATAGGTTGTCCTTAATTAATTTTTTTACTATATTTGCAATATGTTTATAGGAAATATAGTTACAAAATCGATTATTAAATCCCCTGATAAGTTTAATGTGGTGGATTCTCTAGATAAAATTATAGAGAATCTACCTACATTAATAATTGGTTGGGAGATAGTCAAGGAGATTAATCCTGATGCCGATTTCTGTGACAGAAGATTATCCGATAACATTAAATGGACATTCACGTTAACTGAAAAACGTAATCTATATGAAGAAGATTTATATTACTTCATTGAAGATTGTCACAACAACTTAACATCAAAAGTTACCTACAAGTATATCGATTTCATCCTAACTAATGATGATGATTTAACTGATATCTTTAAAGGTATTAAAAATTCACAAAAAACTATTGCTTTCAAGAATGATAATATGGTTTACATTTATTCATCAAATAACTTATTTGGGATAGATTTAGATATTATAGAGTTTGTAGGAAGAAATACTGATAAACTAATAAATTATTTAAAGAGTTTTATTAATGTCTTTTTAGAAGATACTAAGATACTTATAGAGTATAAAGGTTATATGTCTGCACTTAATAATCAAGTGAAGTACATACCATACTTATACTCCATAGAAAATGAATAAAAATATATTATTAGCCTCTTTTATATTCCCAGAAAGACTAGATTGGTTCTTAGGATACCTAGAAAGTAAATTCTCAATAGATAGGGATAAAGTATTCGTCTATAAAAATATAGATGATGAATCTAAAGTGATTGTAACTTTTAAATTTGTAATTAAAGATGGTAAGAAAATAGACTTTAAAAATCTATTTCCTAATGCTATCCTTATACATAAAAAAGGAAATGCAATCTATACCATAAACGCACTTAATAAAATAATTGAAGATACTAATGATAACATTGGTAATATAGATTATAAATCTCATAAGATTGATTGGGATACATTTCAAGATAAAATGTTATTGACTAATAATGATGGTTTAATAATATACAATATAAAACGTCTTTTTTAATAAAATACAGATATTTATTATTAAATAATCAAGAAATTAAAATTTTATGTTATGAATGAAGATAAGAATAAAGATTTGGAAAACAAATTAGATTCGTTTTTAAGTCAAGAAGAATGTAACACTGAGGAATGTAAAATCCGTAAGCCACAAGAATTAGTTGAAAAAATTAATAAGAAAATAGTTACTGAAGATGGTAGACAATTATTAATCTAATAGATATTATGAAGAAAGATAAAAAACAATTATTAAATGAAGAGTTAAGTAAATTTAATAAATTACTTAATTATGACTATTATGATGGTAAGGATTCAGTAAATGAAATGCATTTACATGGTTTAGACAAATTCAAAGGTAAAGAAGGTGATGAAAAATTATTATACGGTTCTACTGTTGAAGAAGCTGAAGAAGAAGAAACTGAAGCAGCAACTCCAGAAGCACCTGAAGACATTGCACCAGAAGATATGCCAGACCCATCATTAGAAACTGGAGCACCTATACCAGATATGGGCGCTGATGCTGAATTACCAGCTGACGATACAATGCCACCAGCTGAAGACGAAATGGCACCAGAAGCTACTGATGACGAGTCAGTTGATTTGGATGTTACTGAATTAGTAAAAGGTTCTCAAGAAGCTAAAGCTAGTGCTGATGAAGCTAATGCTAAAATCGAAAGATTATTAGGTATGGTTGATAAATTGGAAGGTCAATTATCATCAATGGGACAAATAAGTGCTAAGATTGATGGTTTAGAAAAAGAATTAGAAAAAAGAGTACCAACTCCAGACGAGAAAATAGAATTACGTTCAATGGATTCTTACCCTTATAATATTAAATTATCTGACTTCTGGGCTGACCGTAAGGATTCACCTTATGATGCTGGACAGAATGACGATGAAGATAAAGATGAAGAAGGTAACTATGTGTTAACACAAGATGATGTTGATAACTTTGACGCTAATAACATTAAACAATCTTTTAAAGAAAACCCTTTTGAAGAAGAGGATGTTTAATTAAATAATTGATAATTAGTTAAGTAAAGAGGGTTAATACCCTCTTTTTTTATTTTTATTAATTTAGTTGTTGCATATAATAAATTAAGTTACTATATTTGTAAAAAGTTATTTAATATAACCTAAAAAAGTTTGAAAATAAATGCTAAAATTACTTTACTTTTGAACAATATTAGACTATATTTGTATAACAAACTAATTAGTAAATAATAAACAAATATAAATAAATCAATCATGGGAATTTTTGAAGAAATGATGCAACAGTACCAAGACTCACACAAAATTGGCGGTGCTAAAAAGTCAGACAATAAGTATGACTTAAAAAATTACTTTAATGCTGGTCTACCTAAAGGTGTAGATGAATTAAAGAAAAAGATTAGAATTTTACCTCCAGAAGAAGGTAAGAAAACATCTTTCGGTGTGATGTATGGGCACACTAAAAAAATTAATGGGGAGTATAAAACTTTTCCTTGTTTAAAACATGAGAAAAATGAAGAATGCCCTTTCTGTCAAGCTAGAGAAGCATTGCTTGCTGGTGGTACAGAAGAAGAAAAAGAGTTAGCTAAAGATTATTCAGCTAGAAAGTTTTACATCGTTAAAGTTATCGATAGAGATAATGAAGCTGATGGTGTTAAATTCTGGAGAATTAAGCATAACTACCAAAAAAATGGTAACTATGATAAAATCATGGATGCTATCGTAAATGCTGAACATGATATTACAGACCCAGAAACTGGTAGAGATTTAAATATTACTATTAAGAGAAACGCAACTGGTAGTGCTGTAACAATTTTAGGTGCTAATTCTGCATCGGTATTAACATCTGATGAAGAGCAATTAAGTAAATGGACATCTGACGTAAGAACTTGGGAAGATGTTTACTCTTTAAGAAACTATGACTACTTAGCTATCATCGTTAAAGGTGATACTCCAGTTTGGAGCAAAGAAGAGGGTAGATGGATTGCTAAAGAAACTGAAAAAGAAAGTGATGGTATTGAAGACGAAGTTGATATGGGTAATGATTTACCTACACCAACTGAAGCACCTTCAAAAGTTACTTCAAAAGTTGAAACAAAAGTTGCTCCAAAAACTGAAACAAAAGTTGCACCTAAAGTGGTTGCTACTGATGATGAGGATGAGGATGATGACTTACCATTCTAAATCAAATAAACATAAAGGTGACTACGGTCACCTTTTTGGTCTAATGTAATCAATAATTTTTAATATATGGCTAAAAAAGTAGCACCAAAAAAAGTTGGAATCGAAAAAATGGATTTTGACTTGGATTCATTCTTAGAATCCGAAAACTTAAACAGCGCACCAAAAGATAAGGACCTAACATGGATTCCATTATCTAAAGCTTGGCACGATGCGTTAAAATTACCAGGATTTCCTAGAGGATATCTAAGTTTAGTTAGAGGTTATTCTAATACTGGTAAATCAACCGCATTCTACGAAGCAATCGCTGGAGCGCAAAAGATTGGGGATTTCCCAATAGTAATTGAAACTGAAGGTAACTGGAATGACGAGCATGCTAAGAAAATCGGAGTTAAATTCAAAGAAGTTGTAGATGAAACAACTGGTGAGATTATTGAGAAACCAGATGGATTCTTATTAGTTAAGAGTAAAGATTTATATAATCGTTACAAAAACTATAATCACCAAGAAAGTAAGATGATGAGTAAACCTACAAGAGGGGAACCAGTTATTGAAGATGTATCTTTGTTTATCAGTCACATGATTCAGAAACAAGAAGATGGTGAACTAAATAGAGACATTTGTTTCTTATGGGATTCAATCGGTACACTTAACTGTTACAAATCAGCTTGTTCAAATACATCAAACAACATGTGGAATGCTGGGGCAATGGGTGCTTTTCAAGCAATCGTTAACTTTAAAATTCCATCAAGTAGAGATGTTGATAGTAAATTCACTAACACATTTGTTTGTGTTCAGAAAGTTTGGTTAGATAGTATGAATGGTACTGTAATTAAACATAAAGGTGGTGAGTTCATGTTCTTTAATTCTAGACTTATTGTACATATCGGTGGTATTTTAACACATGGTACAACTAAATTGAAAGCAACAGCGTTAGGTCACAATTTCCAATATGGTACAAAGGCTAAAATCAAATGTGAGAAAAATCACGTAACTGGTATCGAAAGAGAAGGTGAGATTGCTTCAACACCACATGGTTATGTAAACCCTGATGAACTTGATGAATACAAAAAAGCAAATCGTCAATTTATTCATGAAGCATTGAATGTAGATTATAGTACACCAATTGATTTTACAGAAGAAGAAGGAACATTTGACGAAGAAGACAAAAGAGGTTAGTATTAATTTTTAAAAAGTTCTACATGAACAGAAGACCACCAAAAAATGGTGAAACAATTAAAGAAATAAATACTCTAGTGGTTGATGGGAACGCTCTCTTTAAGAGGGGGTTCCTTGGGGCCAAAGATGAGTATAACTCCAATGGTCAACACATTGGGGGTCTTTACCAATTTATTACTGTATTAAGAAATGTAATAGAAAATGATTTATACCATAGAGTATACGTTTTCTGGGATGGAAAATATAGTGGTAAACTAAGATATGAAATCTATAAAGACTACAAAAGTGGTCGTGGTAAAGATTATGAGCATGGGACCATGCCAATCGATAAAGATGAGTTGAATCAGAAAATACGTATTAAAAAATACCTTGAAGAATTATTTATTCGTCAATTAGAGGATGAAATAGTTGAGGCTGATGATTTTATTGCCTATATTTGTAATAATAAACTTGAGAATGAAAAAATCACAATAATTACAAGTGATAGAGACTTATGTCAATTAATTAATGATGAGGTTAAAATTTACATGTGTGATTTAAAATTATATGTTACAAAGGAAAACTTTAACAGACATTTCAAATATAAATTAGAAAATGCTGCGTTAATGAAAGTACTTTGTGGTGATAATAGTGATTCAATCAAGGGTGTTAAACGATTAGGTGAAGATACTTTATTAAAACACTTCCCAGAGGTACGTAAAGAAGTATTAACCATTGAACAAGTTATTAGTAAATCTAAGTTATTACAAGATGAAAGGATAGCTAACAAAAAGAAACCATTACAAATATTAACGAATATTTACGATGGAATCACTGATGGAGTTCAAGGTAATGAGTTATATAAGATTAACAACCTTTTA